ATGTGTTCCAAACCGAACCCCGCGCCAAAGTATGAAGGCGCACCCTCCCTCCAAAACACGTCGAACGGACTGGCTTCGGCCGTCCAGTACACCCTTCCCGAATACAAGGAGTCTGAGGCAGGCTGCTACATCACGTTTAATGCCTTCGACCCTTCCGTTGGCAGAATGCGACGTAAACGAATCAAGATTAACCGAGTTAAAGGAGTTGTCAATCGCCGGAAGTATGCTCGGGGATTGATAAATCGACTTAAAGAACAGTTGGAGAAGGGATGGAACCCTTGGATTAATAATGACATCGGGGACCTCCAGACTTTCGAGGATGCCGTGAGCCGCTATGAAAGCCACATCGAGAAGATGGTGGCCAGCGGCTACTTCCGCAAAGAGACATACGCCGGTTATCGGTCGTATGTCAAGATAATGCGGCAATACATCAAGGAAGTCAAGCACATCTACTACGCCTATCAGTTCGACAGGTCTTTCTGCATTGACTTCCTCGACTACGTTTTTGTCGACCGCGACAATGGAGCACAGACCCGAAACAACTACCTCAATTTCCTGCGCGTCTTCTCGGGCTTTCTCGTTGAGAAAGGATTTCTCAAGAGTAAGCCGACGGACGGCATCGCGCCCATCAGCAAGAGGCTCTACAAAAAAGAGCGTACTTGCATCCCGGCCGATGTCATCGGGAAGATGGCAGAATACTGCAAAGCGCATGAGCGACATTTTTTGCTTGCGTGTTATCTGCTATACTATTGCTTCATCAGGCCGGTGGAGATGACACGTCTTCGCGTCAGGGACTTTAACCTGAAGGCCGGGACAATCACCATACCCGCCTCATGCTCGAAGAACAAGAAGGAGCAAACGATAACGGTGCCGAAGAAGGTGCTGCTCTATGCGGTAGAGCTTGGCATCTTTTCGGCGCCGATGGACGATTATATTTTCTCTTACGGACTGAAGCCCGGGGTCGAAGAAATCGACCCCAAGCACTTCCGCGACCATTGGGATAATCTTCGGAAGCCGCTCGGCCTGAAAAGCGAATGGAAATTTTACTCGCTGAAGGACTCCGGCATAACCGCCATGTTGAAGGCGAAAATGCCGGCGATTGAGGTAAGGGACCAAGCGCGGCACTCGTCGCTGGCCATTACCGAAATCTACACAGATCACTCCGGGGATGTCAATCGTGCCATCCTCGAATATGACGGAGCGCTTTAGTCATCCAGCAGCGGATAGAACTCCCCTTTCAACAACTGCGACATTCCATCCTCGGAAAAGGTCGCAGTTATTTTTTCGCAAAGATATTTCTTCCCTTTGATGAAGAATATCGAGCGAACATCCGGAACCGTTGTCGACAAAAAAGATATTTTCATCTTTTCCTTGGGGTTGACCTTGAGACCGCCCATATAATTTTTATAGCGGTTTTTCAAAGAGAACCGCTCATCGACATACGGACAAGGCGGCAGGATTTTCTCTTGTGCTGCCGAATATTGGTTACAGCTATGGCCGTCCCAATAAGCGAGGAGGATTTTATCATAATACTCGGCGTCAGTATCCGGCTCTCCATTGAGGAACGTGCTGTAAGCGACCGGCTGCAGCACGCCATCAGAGTCGACGACCTCTTTCTCGTTAAACGAGGAAGGGTTCAGAAAAAGACACTGGCCGTGGTCGTAATCTGTTGAGTCGACTCTGGCCGGGACACATTGCAGCTCGATGTCATTGTCCGACTCCGGGCTGTTGATATAGTCGCCGAAAGTGTTCACGGTTAGCCACTGATAGAAGCACATATTGTAATACTGCGCTCCCGGGTCTGGCGGTGTAACACGATACATGTGGTAAGAGTCGTTTTCGACTATGTGAATAAGTAGGCTCTCTGCCAAAGTCCTCTCAGCAGTCTTTGTTGTTAACCAGGGCACGGCCAACGGCCCCCATTGCTCTTGTGCCCAGGACATATAGGCATTCCATGTTTGGAATTCCTTAAAATACTTGCCATTGGTTTTCATAAGGTCGATGAGCCATTGACATTGCTGGAGTTTCCATAGTGAATCCCCACGGTCTGCATATCGGATATTTGCAATACCCTTGTATTGACATAGCTCATCCTCGTAAGAGATTTCGGAGGTGAAGGAGTCCACGACCTTGTCAATCCGCACAATGGACTTCTGACTCTCAATATTTTTAGAGAACCGAACATCGATATGCTTGATGCGGTGGTCGATATTAAATTCGCAAATAAGAATTTTTTCGAGTTCCTCGAAATATTCAGCCACCGTCCAATGAGGTAAAGCGCGAGCGAATTGCGGGATATCCCAAGAGGCCGGTAACACATTGCAGATTAACAGGTTTTTTTCGGAAGACGCCTCCCATTCCGAAAAATCGAAAGTGTAACCGACGGCCCTGCAAATGCGCTCCGTTATAGAGATGAGATAAGGCATATAAGAGAGCTTGCCGATTTCCTTTGTGGAGTCGGCCCACTTGTAGGTACAGTCTTCCACAACCACCTCGTTATTCATGAAACCATCCGACGAGTCATTGACCCATGGGAGAGCCACGGAAGTTTGTCCATGGTCAATATCCCCGTGGCTCACATAGGTTGGTAGCGTAGATGAAGGATAAGAACCGAGGGAGAGTTCGTTAATGTAGATATCATCGAAAGTAGTGTCGAAATTCTGAGTGCTCCGGCCTTCGAGGAACTGGCATTTGACTTCACGCTCCGAAGCCTCGACCACTGTGATCACGCCGTTTTTAGAAAATGCGTGGTCAATGATTGAGGCTTCCTTCACAATGCGACGTGTTGTGAAGTCCATGCGCTCTACATGGCCGAAAATAGCGAGATTCTGCGGGCATCCGGCCAAAGGCAGCGTAATGGAGAGAGTGTAATCGTCAGCGTCGGTAAAAGCACGGTTTTCCGAAACATAGTCTAATGAGCTGCCTTTTTTGAGGGCTGCTCTTTTGCCTTCAATTATTAGATCCATTGCGGCGAGATTTAGGAGATTTGTTGTTAATCAGGCGGTCATATTCGTTCTCAGCCCTACGGTAACCGTGATCGCCGGTTACGGTGTTCACGGTAACAAAAGGCTCATTAAGACGGCCGACGAGAGCGTTGACCGCCTGAGCGTTCTGGGCTACAGCAGCCACGACGAGCGCTGCGCTGCCATCGTCCTCGGCGATGCGGGCAAGCGAGTCGTTGGCTCTGATGGAGCGCGACACATCCTCTTCGCGGAGCGAGCCGATGGTGTTGGTGCGCTGGGCGTAGTCGAGCGCTTCAATCATCGGGCGAGCGACCGGATTGGCCAACAGTTTCTGTGAGGCCACCCATTCGCCGGCATGAACGATGCCCGCCGGTTCATCGACGGCTCCCGGCTTGGTGAAACCGCCCCGCGAATAGCCCTGTGCCTCGGAAGCCTGTTGCTGTTTTTTGATGGCTGCAATCTGAATTGCACCGGCAGCCACGGCCATAGCGGCGGCGATAGGAGCCAGAATGTAGCCGACAACAGGGATGGCGGCAGCGGAACCGTAGGCCGAGATAGCATTTTGAGCCGTCTGTGCCACGGCCTGAATAACCTGCATGGCGAACATCTTTTTGTTCGCCTCGTTCTTAGCCTTGGCAATTTCCTTTTCCTTTTTCTTTTCGAGTTTGGCAACTTTATAGGAATTGCCTTGTGCCGCAGCAATTTCTTTGTCATATCGTTTTTCAATGGCTGCGGTTTGAATTTCAAGCTCGGCCTGAATGAGTGTCGAAAGCCCAGAGAAGATTGAGGACATACCGGATGTAAGAGTGCTGAGAGTCCCGGTAAGGGCTTGGCCACCGTCTCCTTGTAGCCATTCGATAGAAGAGTCGACGGCTCGTTGCATTGAATTCCGAGTATCTTCCTCCGAGAGTAAGCCATATTGGCGTTGCAGTGCGAGTTTCGCCTGTTGAAACGCCTCCTCGATGCGGAGTTTTTCGTCTGCATTATTCCCGGCGGCAGCAAGTTCAGCGTTATAGACCTCGGTCAACACAGACAGGTCGCTATCATAGGCCGCTTGTTTTTCGCTCGGGTTCATTCCAAAAAACTTCTCTTTGAATGAGTCGAGCTTCCGCTGATGTTCTGCCTGTTTGTTTTCATATTCCTGCTGATGACGTTGAGCCGCTTTTAGGCGAGCGTCAAGATACGCCTGCTCCGCCTTCAAACGGTCCGCCGAGCCTTCCTCTGTTAGAGCGACGAGTTTCCGAAGGTGCTCAAGCTCGGCAAGCTCAGTCGATTCGGCATAGGTCTGTTCAGCGGCGGCCCTGTCTTCTGCGGAGAGGTTATCAGTTTCGAGCAGACTGGCGTAATGCTCCTTCAACTGTTGAAGAGTTTCGGCATAGGAATCATTTTCAGCGGCGATTGAAGCAGCTGTTTTTGCCTGTTCTTCTTTATTGACCGCCTCCCAATAGTCTGCCTGGATTTGTAATCGTTCCGTACCAACCACGTCTTCTCGATCGAGTAGCTTTTGATTATACTGCACCGAAATTTCATTCATTCGGTTAGTATATTCTTCGTAGTCGGTTTCGCCCTTAGCATAAGATATGCGAGCGAGAGCTTCCTGCTGTGCTCGCCATTCCTTCTCAGCGGCGAACTTGTCTTTAGTCGGCTGTGTTCCACCACCACCGCCACCACCGGTATATCCACCGCTACCTGTTCCTGTGCCTTGTGTAGTAGCTTCTTCAACAACGTCATTAGCGACAGATGTGCCGAGAGCTTCACGTTCCTTCCGAAGGACCCTTAGCCGTTCAGCAGCGTCTTCCTCTACCTGATGAATATAATTTCTATTATTGATTTGCTCCGGGGCAGTTTCGACGTAACCTCTTTGCAGACCATACTCTCCCTCGTAAATTGGGGTTGAATATCGCGCACGGTCTGGAACTTCCACCTCTGAGAGAACGGCATTTACCTTTCGGTCGCGCTCGCGCTCTACTTCGAGGATTTCGCGCTCCGTATCGGCAAGTAGACCCTTTCTCGCGTTAGCCTGAGCACTACGGATAATGTTTTCCCTTAACCGTTCATAAGCATCGGCAGCCTGCCCGGCAAGTATTGCCTCATTGGAAAGATTTTTGAAGATGTCGGGATAAAGTTCCCGCATCTTATTACAGGCCGCTATTCGGTCGTTTTCAGCTAATGTTTGGTCTTGGGTAGCCTTATAGAGAGCATCTAACTGGACGATTTGAGCAGCGCAGTTAGCCTCCGCTTCTTTCTCCGCGTCTGCGATTTTACGCTGAGCTTCGGCAAGTATTTCGGCCTCGGTCTTAGCCTTTCGAGTTGTCAGAGCGAATGTTATGAGGACAGCGACAACAGCAGCAATGGCCGCGGCGATGGCTCCCCACGGGGTAGACTTCACAGCGGCATCAAAAGCCTTCTGAGCAACCATAGCTTTACCCACCTGCCCCGTATATTTGTAATATGCGAGCCGAAGTCCTTCAGTGACTACGGCGAGAGCCTTAGTCGCCTTGGCCTCGAGGACAAGATAACCGTAATGGATTGTGTCCCATGCGGCGAGGAGTTTTTTTATAATAATCTCTTTGTTGATAACAATGAGATATGCCGCTATTGCCGCAGTCAGGGAGATAATTGCGACTTTATGCTCGGCCACAAAGCGGATTATGTTGAGCAATAAGCGCATGATGGCCGAGCCGGTTGTAAGGAAGTGCCCCATGATAGGGGCGAGTCTCTCTCCGAGCTCGACCTGCAACTCGTGGGCCGCATTTTTGCATTTATCGAGACCGGCTTGCACCGTGTTATTTTGGACGTCGAACTCCTTGGTTACGGAAGTCCCGTCCTCAAAGGCCTGGTTTGCGGCCTCCTGCTGTGCTCTTACGTCATCGATATGGGTGGCGAGCGTCGAGAGAGCCGCGATAGCACGGCTACCATTCTCACCCATGTCCTTGAACATCGGAGAAAGGACATCCATGCCGCCGGCCTTTTGTAATGTATCGAGGAAGAGGAGGAGGGCACCGTTTGCATCCTCTTTCAACATTGAGGCGAATTTATCTACCTCAAGCCCTGCGACGGTTGCATACTTCGCAGGGTCTTGCATCATCCTTACGATGACTTGTGAGAGCGCAGTCGACGAAGCTTCCACCTTTTGGGCGTTGCTGTCGAGCACGGCAGCGAAGCCCATGATTTGCGGGATTGTCATGTTTGCTTGAGCGCCGACGCCACCCATGCGCTCGGCGAACTGTGCGAGATAGGGAGCAGAAGCCGAGCAGTTTTGAGATAGCTCGTTGATGACCGAGCCGACTTTGAGCAGAGATTTTTCTGTGCCATAGACAGCTTCGTCTCCAAAGATGCCTGTCAGCTTTGAGAGCGTGAGGGTCGCCCCCTCACCAAGGTCATCAAGAGCGACATTGATTTGGTCGGCGGCGCGGACGAAGCCGAGGACATCCTCCGATGAAGTTTTGCCGAGTCGCCCTGCTTCCTGCGCGAGTTTGTTTAGGTCTTCGCGAGTGGTGCGAGTATCAATTTTCTTAAACTCTTCATTGAGTTCTGCCACCTGCTCTGCCGTCATGCCCGTAAACTTACGGACATTAGCCATCTCTGCGTCCATTTCGGCGAAGGCATCCACATAACCTCGGAGAGTGGAAATAACTTGGTCGAAGCCGAGCCCGAGCGCAACAATGGCTGCACCGCTGTCATTAATCCAATTTTTGAATTTATCCCACAAGGTTTCTTGTGGTTGCAGTTCCTCACGGATTTCGGCAAGGCGTTCCTTAAGTTCTTTGATTTTTTCAACATGTTCGTCCCATACCTTTGAGCCGGGTTCCATGTCTTTCAACTGCTTGTTGAGGGTGCGAAGTGCCTTTTCGAGTTGGCGCGGCGTGGCCGCATCAAGGTTTTCGAGAGCTTTGTCGACGCCTTCGGTGGCAGACTTGATTTCATCGAGCTGCTTCTGGTATGTTTTGAGCTGCTTTCGGGCCTTTTCAACGTCCTTCGGGTCGGCCATATTCGCTTTCAGCGATTGGATTTGTGCGTCCGTGGCCTTGATTTTAGCCTCTAAATCGCTCATCATCTGCTTTGCCTGAGCGCCATTGACGTTCAGGGTTACGGTAGCTGTGTCTCTAATTCCGCTCATAGTTGTGGAGTGATAATGATACACAAAGGTAGAGAGTCAAATTGAGCCGATAAAAGACGGAAAACAGGCTCCTGCGATGCCGCGATAAATGGCTGACAGTCAGATGTCGATTTCTACGGCAGAGGAGCCGATTTTTACGAAAATCCAGCATTTTCCAGTGGTTGAAAATGCAAGATATTGAGTAAAAAGCGGTTAGAGAGGGGTAAAGGGGATTTCTTCCCCTTTTTGCCAAAGGAGACCCCCCGCCCGCCCTATGGAGCAGGGGCGACCCCCTCTCTCAAACCGTTCGGAATATGCTAACAAATGTTAATTTTTGGGCAAATTTTAACATTTAGCACTACCCCTCGCCTCGCCGCTCGGTATTGCGGCCAACGTGCGAGACAATACCGACCTCGGGGCGGCGATGGCTCGCGCTTGGCACTACCGCTATGCCCTTCATGGGCGGTATGGCTCGGGGCGCGTCATGGAGCGCGGAAGGAGAGCACGGTGTAGCGCATACAGGCAGACGAGAGAGGACATGAGCTGACGATGTCCTTGACGAACAGCCCTCACTCGTCAGACTCCTTGTGACGGCGATAAGTGAGGGAGACGAGCAGGGAGCCTTGGACGCAGTCCGTGGCTCTGTGCCGGTGAGCGAGCAGCCGGGAGCAAGGTGTCTGACGCGTGAAGGGCCGGCAAGGACTTCGCGGCTGACGCAGGAAGCCGAAGCTATTGTCCGAACTCGGATGCCATGCGCTGCCGTGCCGACTGACAGGGCGACCCGGTGCGCCCCGAGGGGGAAGGGGTGGGCCGAGGAGGCGCAGTGTCATGGATGCGCAGGGCTTAGTAGGCTGATGGGCGATGGCGCACGGTGGAGTGAGAGGGAGCGAGCCGTGCAGGAGCGCCGGGAGTCAGTGTGTCAACCGACAGCATGGAGGGCGACACTCTGCGGAGGCGCGGGCACAGCTCATCGACCGTGGGCTTAGCCCCCACTCGGCCGTGCACCGGTAAGCCCATGCCCACGTGCCCGGAGTACCATGACGTGCGCCTCCGACTCGCCGCCAGGGTGAATAGACCGCAGTGGACGCCGTGGGTACGTGGGCGGGTACACGGGAGGTCAGCGCAGTAAAGAGGCGCGGAAGGAGTGGTGCATCAGCGGATAAGGCTCAGGAGAAGAAGCGGTGCCGAGAGAACCGCCCCTGCAGGAGAGAGGGAGCAGTGTGTCAGCAGAACAAACGGAATGATTGGCGAGGACAGTCCGCAGGGCTGTCTCGCCATATAATGTAGTGCAGGGATGCGTGACACTCTGTGGAGGAACGGGCACGGGCAGAGAACGCGGGCGCAGCCCCGGCACGGCTTCGGCGTATGAGCCCCGCCGAGGTGGCATGACTGGAAGGGCCGACATGTGCGCCGACCTCATACCTCAGCTTGGGGCGTCCACTTCGGGCGTATGAACTTGGCGGCGTATTTACGAGAGCGCAGCTTCCGCTTGATGACGGCGCGCTTGTCGTAGCGAACCTTGATGATGCACTTGGTGAACCCATCCTCGAAGTACAGGTATTCTTTCCAAAGGGGCAGGATGTATTTCTCGCAGATGTGACGGCGGACTCTGTAGGAGTTGAAGTGGCACATCATGCCGAGATAGGAATTGATGGATGCGCGGAGTTTCTCGAGCAGGGCCATACGCCCGGCGTGAGTCTGTGCTTCTGGCATCGCGTTGTACTTCTTCATCGCGTCGATGAAGTGGCCGCGTGTGCGGTTGGAGATGTAGATGCGGCCGGGGCGAATAAGACGCGGAGCTTGCGACGGGTTAAAGGCACCGAGGAGGAATTTGAAAAATTTCCTGCGGTTGATTGTGCCGTTGAAGCCCCGATTCATCCACTTGTGCAACGCCAGGATCCTGTTGAGCCGGGAAGGCTTGTTGCACGGTGGTTTGATTACCGCGCCGACCATCTTCGTTCCCTTGGTGTAGTGCTGGAGATAGATTTTATCAGGGTGAAGAGTGAGACCGAGTTCAGTCCGGAGGAACTCTTTGGCCTCGGCTATTAGCTTCCGGCCCTCCTCCCGGGAGCGGACGAGACATCGCCAGTCGTCTACGAAAATCATGAAGCCGGCGGCCTTCTTCTCGAAAATCATCCACATCATAAAGACGGCGCCGACGAGGTTGGCCACATGCTGAGAGATGAGATTGCCGGGGGCGAAGCCCTCGGAATGGAACAGGCTCTTAGTTTTGGGGTAATTAGCCCACATGGATTCGGGAGAGATACGAAAGAAATTCTCCTGAGGGCGGTGGTGGATTGTTATGCGCAGGTGATGAAGGAGCGGCTGCAGGTCGATGCCTTTATACCGAAAGCAAAGCAGCTCTTCCATGAACTCGTAGGCCATCGGCTTACTGATGCTTGGAAAGAACTGCTTGAAGTCGCCTCCGACGATGTAGCAGTCATCGCGGGTGTAATTCGCGGTAAAGCGACAGATGGACTGCTGAAAGGTTTCGACCGCTAATAGAGCGCCGTAACCTTTGCGGCAGTTCATCGACATGTTGCCGGCGTAGTTGAAGTATTCCTCGAGGGGACCGCCATAGCGAAGGGCCTCCCAGTGGTGTACGATGCGGTCGTGGTACGCGCCCGACCAAATCTCGCGGAAGACGGGATGTGTGGCCATGAACACCATAGAGGGGCCCGGGTTATATTGTCCGGAGCACATCTGCTGCCAGAGCGCCACAAGGTCGCGGGCAGCGTGCCACCGGAACTTAGTGCATGAATTTGACGAGCGCTTGTTTTGCTCGCAGTCAATCCATGCCTCTACAATCGAAGAAAATGGTATGTCATAGACTGTTGGAGTTGTCGCCGAGGACGACGGCCCGGCCACGGGGACAGGGGCGACGGCGCGAACCCTGTTTGTGTTGTTCTTGTTGTTGTTGTTGACGTTGCCGTTGTTCATGTTAACGTTCCACGCGTTGGAAGAGCGTTGTAGTCACTGAGTATTTTACCACCCGGAGGATGGTGGACTACCCGATATCTCTTTTCAGTTGCTCGCTCGCAGTCAAGATGTCGCCGCACGTCATGGGAGAGAATCATGAATATTACTCGGCGCCCTGAGTTTCCCCTTGCCCTTACTGCAATTCCGGCTTTCAGGAGTCAGCCGCGGTGCCGGAAGACCCGGAACTGCGGGAAGCGCGTCGCCAGCCAGTGATTTGCCTCTCGACGTCAGCCGTGAGGGTAAACACATCGGCAAGCACAGAACTCTTTTTGAACTGACGCCTGTCTCGACATACCATTATGAGGGTTTTAAGAATATCAAACTCGATGAGGAACTTCGACAGATGTTCCTCGCGGGCTCCCTTGTGACGGTCCTCGTTGGCGTAGTGGATGAGCGAGACACAGTCGAGCGCACGGTCGACCATCTTGTCACCCACGACGTTTTTATACGGCTTGTCGAAAGCCGAACGGGCATCCATGATAAGCAACAGAAGGTTGTATATGGAGCGATAAACTGAGAGATCTTCGGTGAGAGCCATACTATTCTAACGTCGGATAAGGTGAAATATTGTGAATGAATGTAAAAAGCGAAAACGGCCGAAAATCAAAAAATTTTCGACCGCTTCGCGGTATTGGCACTCTGCCCCTCTCCGGGCCTCCTATCGTCGGCCACTACGAGAGACAAAGTGAAAAAGTGTTAAAGGGTTTATATCGCCGAGGACGACGGCCCGGCCACGGGGACAGGGGCGACGGCGCGAACCCTGCTAGTGTTGTACTTGAGGTTGAGGTAGACGAAGCCGTAGTTCATGCCAACGAACCACGCGCTGGAAGAGTCGTATTCGGTAGAAGACCAATACCAGTTATCTATTAAAAGTTGTGTACTACCGAAAAACGTTGTTAACGCCGCGTTGATTTGTTTGCGATACTTGTAGAGGAGCCAGAGTTGACCGATGGCCGGAAGGCTCCACTTCGTGTGGTCATCGAAGCCACCGTCAGCAATGGTGGAAGCCTTGTAAGCACGCGCCTGTTGAGCAGCCTCGAAAGTAACGTTATTGGCTTCGCCGTGGGCCAGGATAAGGTCGGTGTTGGCTTCGCCATCAACGTCCTTGAGGAGGCCGGTAGAGCCAGCTCCGTAATTGGTAAGGCCTTTTACGTCCACACCGACCGGTCCCCAAGGCATTGATGTTGCACCGTTACTGCGGTAGATATTATCCTTGCTTATGATGAAGTCAAGACGTTCGGCACGGATACGGATGCCGAGCTTTACGCAGTTGGCTTTACCTGAGGCGCTGAGAGCGTTCCACTCGTCTTCAGAATAGTCAGCATAGGCGCCGGTGGATTTATTGAGCGTGGCGAGGCGAAGGTCACGCAGGCCACCGGACCAGCGCATATACTCCGCAAGTTCAGAGAGCGGAGTAGACTCGGTGACATCAGCGAAGCCGATGTCATTGAGCTGACTGACGAGAGCCATGCGGTTCTCTCGCAGGAGTTGAGCTTCTTGAATATTGTTCATGATGGTCAAGGGTTAAGAGAGACAGATAGGGCGAACAGCGCCGGTAGTATTTGGGGCTTCGACATATAGACTTCCGCAGCTTTGGATGTTTATGCGGAAGATGTTGTTATTGTCCCATTTCGAGCAGCTCCAGTGTTTCACGTCGAGAATGCGGAAGTCGTTGCTCCAAACGGCAGTGAAGGCAGCGTCGATTTCCGGTTTCAGGCGGAACATGATCATCAAGTGTGCCGCCGTAGGGAGACACCACTGTGAGTCATCATCGAGGCTGTCGCGGTCGAGAGTGAAAGCCTTGTAGGCCATAGCACTTTCAGCAGCGGGGGCGCCGATTACGCCGCCGGAGTTCTTGCCCGCGAAAGCCTCGCAAATGAGGCGCGTTTCCTCGTAAGCACTGTAATAGCTGTAGAGGTCGTGCTGCGCGGAGTAAGAATGGAGGTCGGGCGTGTTAATCGACGAGCCCCAGGCCTTGTTTTGAATGGTGTCGGGGGCGATGATGAACGACTGGGAGAAAGCACGGACGCGGATGCCACGTAGCAGGAAAAGACCCTGTTCGGTGGCGGACAGCGACTGCCATTCCGGGATGGTGAAGAAAAAGCGCTTGTTGTCGCTTTTGCGGTTGGCTGCCACATTGAGGTCAAGGAGGCCGGCGGCCCACTTGACATACATGGGGAAGTCTGCGGCCCTGGCACTCTCGGCCTCGAGAGGGAAGCCGAGAGCAGTCAGGGCATCCACCTGCGCACGCTTATTGCGGCGCAGGAGAGTAACGGATTGTTCTTTGGATGCCATGGGTGTCAGAGATTAATGATGTCGTGGATAGAGCGGTTGCTTTCGGCGATGCGAGCGAGGTATTCCTCGTAAGTTTCGCCGTTGTAGTAGACCAGATGAGAGCCGATATTGTCGAGCGTCACCGTTTCCACCTCGGAGTCGGCCGAGAAATATTCAGCGTTGACAATGTCGACGAGTTCGATGAACGCCTCGATTACGGTATGGAGGCTAAGGCCCTCGATGGCCGACTCCATTTCCTCGATTTCCGACTGGTCGAGGATAGTGGTAAGCTCGTAGATGCCTTCGAGGCCGCAGACTACAGGCTTGGCCTGACGGTCGCCGTCGACGTTCATACCGGCAACGGCGCGGGCGATGATTGTACGGAGTTCCGAAGCATCGCCCTTCATGGCCATCTCGTTGACGCGGAGAGCGGCGAGAACCGGAGCCGCGGACTGGCCGTCGAGAGTGTCACAAACCATACGCCGGGCATCGAGATTAGGCGATGTTTCAAGGCGAAGCGTCTGCACCTTTTCGAGCGAGGGGATGCGCAGACCTGCAGGGGCATCAAGGCCCGTGTATGTCAGGTTAGGCAGACCCATGAGCTTTACAGCGGTGAGCGAACCAGGTAGCGCAATGTCGTTGATGGGCGAGGTCTCTGCCACGTCAAACGACTGTAGAGCCGAGCCACGGGCATCGAAGTGAGCGAGACGAGGGCAGCCCGACATGTCGGCCGCAGCGATGCCCGTTCTGCGGATGTCGAACGACTCCAGGAACGGCAGGTTGCCGAGCTTGGCCGAAGTCATGGCACGATAGCCGGTCGGGATTTCCGAATGGGTAGCCGAGCCAAGGATAAGCGAGACAACGAGGGCCATGACGGAGAAGTCGATTTCTCCGTTTGAAGAGCCGAGAGAGATTTCACTGAGGTCGAGCATACTCATGCGGTCGGACTGATAGATGTAAATCAGTGCGCCGGTCTGATGCGAGAAGTTAGTAAACTCGTAGCTCTGTCCGGCCTCGAGATACACCGATTCCGAGACGGCAGCGGTGTTGTCGTTGCCGATGCCATAGTAGCCGGTCTTACCTGCCGTGAAGCGGATTTTGGCACCGGCAGCACAGGCAATACGAGCCGAGACGTAGCCCGAGAAGAAGGCGCCCGTCTGGTAATAGCCGTCGCGGATGCGCCAGCGTTTCTCGATGAAGTCAGGGAGCGAAGTGAGGCCAAGGCCCTGCAGAGCGTAGAAATAAATCGTGTCCGAGGTGGCTGTGTACTGCACATATTTGCGGATGCCGTCATAGCTTGACACCATCTTCGGCCACACGAGCAGACGCTTGGTGAGGAAGAAGTAGGTGGCACCCTCGGGGGAGAACGGTTTGAGAGACTTGCCGTCGACAATCGTTTCGACCGAGCGCATGGCGGCCACCACGGTACGCAGGTCAATCTTGCCCCCGGCATCGTCGGTAATTACCTCCTGCACCGCTCGGAGCACCACCCAGAGGATGGAGTTCCATCCCGCGTAAGGGTTGGCGTAACCTGTGGCCTCGTCGGTAGGTTTGGCGGGGTCACATTCCGGGTCGCCGGTGCAGCCGCCGTCATTATCCTTGCCGTTTGCGCCGTCCGCGTCATAGACCTTGTTGAAGTACATGCGGACGGGGAGCATCTTTGACGGGACATTTTCCACGTCACAAGTATCAGCCGCATCGGAGGTATCGTAATACACACCGTTCTCGACCCGGCAGCCGTCTTCGAGGAAGAACATGGGCTGCATGTTCTTGGCCTGCTGGTCATAGAGCGAGTTGTAGTCAGTGGCCGCGTAGTACACCATGTGCGAGCGGACATTCATAAACTTGTAGACGCTGGTCTTCCAGATAGCGGCGAAAGTGTCGGCGTGCTTGTCCGGGTCGCATTTGTCGCAGAAACGCAGCATGCGGTACAGCTCGAACGGCACCTTCTTGCCGGTGGCGTATGCGACAGCGAGGTCATCGTTGTCGACCATGCACTCGAAGTAGTAAGTCCACTGCGGTACGACATCGGCGGTGACGAGGCCCTTGTCGATGAGCTTCTGAACCCACGATGAAATGAGGCCCGTTCCGGTCTTCATCATCGCGGAGAGAGAGTCCACGCCGCGCCACCAGTCGAAGTCCTGATAAGTGAGCAGCTCGAAACCGGTGACCGGGTTGAGCACGTAGCCGGTGACCTTCCAAGTGCGGGTGCCTTTGCCACCTGTCTGACGCATAGAGCCGGACTGGCGTTCCCATGCGCCGTTCTTGTAGAGGAAGAACGCATACCTGTTGCCGCAGTATTCGGAAACGAGGTAGAGTTTGGAGGTGTCGGTGGTCTTGTCAGCGAGGAACCTGGTTACAGCGTCCTCGATTGACTCGCCATTTCGGCCGTAGTATTCCGTGAAGCTGCCGTCCTGGTAGTTCTGACACCCCATGTTGTAGCCGGGGGTGTTCATGAAGCCGAGGGCCGTCTGTTCGCCCTTGTCTTCTTTCCAGTTGCCCTTTGCCTCGAAGTACACGTTCTGAAGCGTGTCCGAGGTGGAGCGGAACACGGCAATCGGATGATTGGCCGTCGAGTGGTTCAGCTCCAGACCGTCCATGTGAATGTCGCCAATATCCTGAGTGCCGTCGAAGAAGCGTTGTGCCGGAGTCATGAAATCGTCGCCGAGCGCGCGGTATGTGGCGTTCATCATGTCGCACACACCGCAGTCGTTTGCGCCGCCGGCATCCGAGTAGTCGACTTTGATGGTGATGAGGTCGACGGCCATGGTCTTCTCCCCTACGCGGATTTTCTTCTTCTTGAAGAGAGCGTAGGTGAGCAGAGCGTCCTCGTTGGTGTAGTCCGGGAACAGCGGGATAATCTCCGAAGCCTTGGAGAGGTAGATGCGGACATTCTTCTTGCAACGCTTGGCCGAGGTTGTGCCCTGGCGACGGACGCGGCAATTCGTGGCCTTGAAAGAGCGCCACGGATGTTTCGGGTCATAGTAGTAGACCGTCATCACGAAGTTGTCCGACGTCGAAGTGCCGTTGTCGAACGTGTTGAAGGTTTCGTCATCGGCAACGAGGACACAGTAAGGGATGCCGCGGGCCCACAGAGCGGCGGCCGAAGGTCGCATCATTGTCGACCCTTCGGCAGTCTGTGAGGTCAGCACATCTTCGGCGTTGAACTCACGGATCATCGCGTCGGTATCGACGAGTTTGACGAGGTAGTTCTTGAACGCCTGCGCCCATTCGTAGTGCGACTGGTAGCCCAGCATATAGTAGAGATACAGGTCGCCCTTGGTGCCGTCCATCGTAATATTGCGGGCGTTGAAAAGGTCACCGCGGCCCGGTATATAACCGATATGGGCGACGAGTTCACCGTTCAGATACATACGCATGGCCGAATAGCGGACACCGGAGCGCTCCACATAGATGCTCGACGGCTCCACCGTGATGCCGAGAGTAATCTGCTCGCCGCATCGGAAAGAGCGCTCCTCGAGCGACTGATTGCCGTTGCGGCAGAAGATGGCCACCTTGTTGCCCTTGATATAGAAGCCGGCGCCCGAGGTGGGGTCGTAGCACTCCAGGAGCTTCGCGTCTGCATCCTTGATGTTGTTTGTGGCGAACTGGCACTGCCATGCCATACCCGCGGCCTCGAGAGAGGACGTGGCGAAGGGCGCATGGTTAAGGACAGCCGTAACATTTTCGGCGATACGGAGGCAGTTCTGGCCGAGATACGATGTGAAGCCGTTGGAGGTGTAGTTGGCACCGGTGAGCTTCACATTGTAATCGCCGTCGACGATTGAGTGGTCGGCCTCGGTATTGCTTCGGGAAGAGAAGTCAAACGAGTAGAGGGCGCCATCCTTGAGGATAGCGTCGATGACAGAGCCGGAGACTTTGACGGGCACCTCGTAAGAGCGGAAATCGCGGAGGTCAGAAGCGCTTACGACTTTGGCGTATAGCTTGATGACATCTCCGTCGGCAAAACCCTGTATCTGCTTGCTTACGCTGTAAGTGTGCGAGTTGTCGCAGAGCAGCTGCGAGATGAGCGTATCGTTGGCCTTCGTGTTGACGATAGTATTACCGCCTTTCGGGTTATATACGGCCACGTCAAACGATACGGACTCGTAGAGTTTGACGGTTCCTCCGGAGCGGTCATCATATCGGATGGCCACGAGTGGAGTTGTGGCATTCGGGTCAACGACCATAATGGCCGAGTAGACCGTATTGCCCTTGACACCGGAGTTAAGGGACGTACCGCTGATGCGCACCGGGTAAGCGCCGTGGGTGAGGCCGAGCGCCGTGGGACTGAAAGACACCGACTTTGTGAAGGTGTCCGTCACCACACTGCGGTGCAGCTCCCGCCATTCGCCGTCAATGAGGATGTCGACGACGGCCTCGATGCCTTTGTCGCTCTGATTATTGGCGAACTGGAACAGATCGACGGTAGCACGCGACATAGCGGGCGTAATCATGGCATCCTCACGGACGTTTAGGACCTGAACGTCTGTGACGGAGACCGTGATGTCTTCGGCCGTGACTGTGATGAATTTCGTGGTTGAGTAGCCCCCTTCGTCGGTGGCGCGGAGAGAGAAACGGCGTTGACCGGCATGCTCGAAGAACTGAGTGAAATCGAGCGGGAAAGAGAAATCTTCCATTGAGGCCGAAGAAGCGCGGTTTACATTCTCGCTCCAGACCACGAGATTTGAGTCACGGTCGATAAGTTCGAGAGTAGAGATAGCGTTGTCGACCTCGTTCTGGCCCTGCATGGTGACGGAACGGATGGCTGCTCGAGTAGCGATTTCAGCGCCGAGAGCACCGAACAGCGGCGACTTCTCGAACTTGATGGAGACAACAGTGCCCGAGACCTCGCCGCCTCCGCCGGTCGAGGCGAGGAAATTGACAGGCTCCATGACCGGCTCACCGGCCGCATTCTTGAACTGAATGCTGACGGTGCCGTCCTCCTGGGTTACTTCATGCTGCGTGGGGAGCAGGTTGTAAGCGCCACCGGTGCTGAGAGCGTCGGTGCCACCGGCAACCGGAGTGTCCTTGGTCACGACCTTAGAGCCGCCGCCGAATTCCTCCCAGGCGGCACGGTTGCCGAAGTCCGAAATCTTGCGCTTCAGCTGCAAGGTTTCCCATTCCGAATCGCTGACTCGGTATGTGATGACCATACCGGGTTTGCGGTACAGAATTTTCGTTTCGGACTCCAGTCGGGCCAGTGCGTCGATGGCCGAGGCGAAGGAGTAGAAATCTGCGGCAGAAGGTTCGCCGCAGAGGTCGTTGATGTTGATAACTTCTTCCTGCCCTGCCGATGTGCCGGCCATATCGAACCAGTTGGCCTCGTTAAGGAAATCCGTGTTATCGAGGGTAGAGCCTATGTACTGGAACTGTTTCCACGAGGAAGCGGTTACGGCGAAAGTGATCTGCAGGCCGAGCTTCGTGCGCTTGGCCTCGAACACGCGGGCTATGGCCGTTGCAAGGTCATAGTAAGGATTTGAGGTGTTCTCCTTAGGAAGTTCAACGGTTACGTTGAGACAGTTGCCCTCCGAGGCACCGCCCAGCTCTTTGAGTTCGCCGTCGACAACTCTGTAGATGTTGTTGTTGCATCGGAAAAGCCGGTCAGTTCTCGGAACGAAATTTGCGGCGTCGTTTTCCAATGGGTAATTATAATCGTCGACGGTGTACCCGTAATCCGAGGAGCGGACGGCGAAATAATTGCCGTTGGTAATCCACCACACACCCGAAGGAGGTGGCACATTCCCATGAGGGGAGTAAAAACCGTCGAAAGGCAGAATCATGATGCCGTTGACGTGTTTCTCCACGCGGTCAAGGTCGGAGACATCCGCTTTAACAGCGACTTCATCAGTCAAGTCATCGACATCTACGCGGAGTTGTTCGCCTTCATCACCGGGGAAGGCCGTGGTTGCCGTATGGCCCAGAGCTAGGTCAGAGCCGATAACCACGAGCGCCGAGCCGCCCCAGCGGAACGTGCGGTTATCGGATGTACAAGTATAGATTTTGCCGGCGACGGGGATACGACCTTCGCCAGCACTATCCTGTTCGCCGAAAGATTCAGCGTCGGCCCAGTCAGAGTAATACTTGAAGGCGGACAGAATCAGCGAGACTTTGTCACCGTCAAATCGCCAAATGTCGCCGAGTTGAATTTCCGCCGGTGACACATCTACAGCAGCGGCAGGAGCAACTTTGTTGGTTTTAGGGCGTAAAACAGAGGACCAATCACCCGGAGTGATGTTGAGCAACGTAGACACAGCGAGCAGAAACCGGTTGCGGTCGGAATCGTACACGACCATGCAGCCTGGATCCGTCGAAGATTTGCCGGGCGTGGAGTCCTGGAGGGTAATGCCCGAGACCATGGCATTGAACTCCACGACATCATCCATAGCTGTCGGGATGAAACGGGAAGGCACACGGCCCGAGCCATCGAGCGGTGCGATGCCATCGGGCTGCCCCACCTTGTTTTGCAGAGCTGTCACAGTGGCGAGGGCCGACGCTGCCGACGAGAGAGCTTGTGCAGCCTTCTGCTGCGCGTCATCGGCCTTCGAGGCCGCAGCATTGGCCGTGTTGTTGGCCGCTGTTGCAGTACCTGCAGCAGCCCCGGCAGTATTGGAGGCGTTTGTGGCTGTAGCAAGCGCCGACCGTGCGGTGCCGAGGGCTTCCGAGGCATTTCTGACAGCAGTGGCCACGTCATCCGACAGGCCGGACATATCGATAGACTTCATCTGCACGATGAAGTCATCGAGCAGCGACCCCAGATAGAGAGGCGTGATGGAGTTCTGCTCCACCTTAGCCTTAAGGTCGTTGACTTTTGATTGGAGAGAGGAAAAGTCTGTCATAAAAATGAATGGTTTATCGCAAAATTAGGTCGAAATGGCGAGCGTATAAAAGACACTTAACTCAACCCCTTTCGTCGATAATAGTCAGATTGGGCGCGGAGGTCATCCGCATCGAGATTGGCGAACATGCCGACAAATTCCTCGCCAAGAGACTCGGCCATAAAATCGCGGAGGTTCATCACAGAGGAGTAATACTTTGTGGAGAACCACCTGCGCGGCTCGCGGATTTTGCGAGGTTTGCCGTTTTTGGAGGTGTCGCCGATGTCGCCGGGATTGCCGATGGCCTTCTCCTTACCGGTGCCGAGGTCTTGCCAAAGGCCGTATTCCATGAAAGACTGCGAGAGCGTAATGTCGTAGAATCTACCGTCGGCGTGGACCGGCATACTTATGGGAGAGCGCCACAATGCCCCGGAGTGGAACACCTTGAGCTTGTAGATGCGCTCCTGCCAGATGTCGAGCATGGTTTTGTTCCATGCTTCGACAAACTTACGCCTCTCGTTTATAGGATTGGAGTCAGCCATTCGTCAGGATTGAAGCTGATGTCGGTGAAGGTATCAACGGCTATCTGGAAGAAAGCACAGGCGCCGTGAGTGAAGAAATACTTATCGATTTCGGTGAACGTGACCCGGTCATCGAGATAGATGCAGTTTTCGGAGAGACGTATTTTCTCCTGAATGAGCACCGACATGAACTGTCGGAACAGCTCATTCATCTTTTCGAGGCACGCCTGGCGCAGGTCTTGACGGTCGACAGCGTGACGCATGAAAAGGAAAACCGTCTTGACGCGGCGCGTGTGCGGAGAGTTATTCATCACTATGCCGCCCTCGCTCGTATCACTTACGGCTACGCAAGCCTTCAGCGACGTAGACTGCGAGATGAGCGTGTGAAACCCTTCGAGCGAAGAGACCGCATGAAATATGAAGCCGCAGTCGGCGGCGAACTTATTTGATTCGGTCAGCCGTCGGAAGAAAGAGGCGGCATCCCAGTTGAAAGTCGTTGGGGTCATTTCGACGGATATTTACGGTTGAGTTCATCATATTCGCGGGCGAGAGCATCAAGCTCCGTCAGCGCCCGGAGGGCCGGCATCGAGAGGATCAATTCCTCCTTGGTGATGTCGCCCTTGGTGAGTGCCCGAATCTGTGCGTCCATATTACGGCGCACGGAGTCGGGATTAGGCTCGGCAGCCGGGCCGGAAGAAGGCTGAAAGAAATTCGGGAAAAGGCGATTGAAAAGTGCCTTGACCCCGGCCCACCAATAGAAGATACCCAAGAGCTGCCACGGTGCCGGGCTGATGGTCTCGCTCTTGTATAAGAGAGCCGCCATCTGCGCCAGAGTTTCGGAGGCTTGTGAGACCTGGTAATTCTGCCACAGAGCCTCACAGGCCAGCCAGTCATCGAAGGAGAAATCTCCGTCGAGGTCGGCCGGAACAGCCTTCGCGCCGTCGATGCAGTCGAGGCGGACCGGTTCCTGAGGCAGCTCGCTGATCCAGGAGAGGTAACGGGTTGCAGCAGCTATGTCTGCGGCCGAAACCACGAACTCCTCGCCGTCATGAGCGAGCAGCCATGCGTCGGAGTATGGAGTGACGACCGCGACACCGTTCCACCTGAAAAGGCAGAACGTGGCCACCTGAGCCGAGCACTGATCCGAGAAATCCTCGGCAGAGCGGAAGCGTCGGCCGAGGTTGGCGCGGTTGACAGTTTCGATGGTCCGCAGGAGAAAAGCAAGTTGCTCCTGCGAGAGCTCGCCCCAGGAAGTCGGGGCTATGAGGTTGAGAGCAGCCATCAGAAATAAAATCCTCCTTTGATGTCGTTCTTGAAAGCGGGAGTGTCAAAGAGTTCGCCCATTTCCTCTTTCCACATTTTCCAGTGTTCCTCGTTGTCCGGAAAACTTAGTTCGCGAATGACAGGCTCGGCTGCGTGCCACAGCCGGTTCTGGTCAAAGAGGACATTTTCAGCCGGAAGTAACGAAAGCACCGCGCGTCGTATTCCGTTTACGAGAGAAAGATCCTGGATATAATTGTCGGAGATATAGGATTTCCGCAGGGAGTCCATGAGATTACATCCAAGGCACTTCGAGGCTAAAGCGGACTCCGCAGCCCGACAATGAGAGCGGAATTCGTCATAGGTCTTAAATCTGTCGCTCCGGTAGCGATAAAAGTCACGAAGCGAGGGAAAAAATGTTGAGCAAAAATATTGCCCACATTCCGAACTTTGCCAGGCCTCGTATTTACGGCACAAATCCACCAGAAGGGCGAGATTAGCCTTGATGTAATCTTCGAGGGAAGCGGTCAAACGTTCAACGCGCTCCTTTGAGGCCGGAGCCATAGACTCCGTGCTGATCACGCCGAACCCTGATGGAGTGAGGACGAGGTCAAGCGACGGCACGGCATCGAGGAAAGCCTTGGCGACAAGGACTTTCAAGGCAAGTTCATTGTGTTGCTCGGAAAGGAAGTCATCGGGGCCGATGTATTCCGATTCGAGCCACATTTTGGCCGAAGCGATAAACGGCGCGAGCTTCTCGATAAGAGGAGTCTCGCCCTCGACTTCGGTCAGCACATTGGGGATATATTTCCGAATGGATTCAGCTGTCAGATTGTCCGTCTTCATTTTTGTCGGGATTAGGAGTTACTTGTTTTGCATCCGCGTGCTCATCGAGAGTGGTGAGCTGGATGAAGGGGCAGTCAGGATGGACGCCCTTCCATCCGTTGAAGCGGATGATTATTTCATGAGGGTGGAAAAGGATGTCGTGATACGGTTTCTGAAGAGCCTGAGCGATGGTATAGAGCTCGCGCTTGTCAGAGCCGGAGTTATTGGTCTGCGCCTTACCGGGCACCGAACCCACCAGGTTCGAGTGGACGCGCATAGTGAAGCAGACCATGTTCACGGCCTCCGCGATGTCGCTTTCCCAGTCGCCGCCCTCCTTCGTCTTGCTGTCGATGGGAACGACGGTGATGTCGGGATTCTCGCCTTTACCGTCGAGGCTTATGGACTTGCCGGTAAAGAGCACCGAGCCGGAATTTTCGTGGTCGGTGAGAAATTCAAGCATCTGTCGTTTCTGTTCGGCCACGAGCTGCTGTTGCTTCTTCGGGTCAGAGACGCGGCGCTCCTTAAAAAGGTTATTCCAGTAGCGGGGAGAAACCTCGATGACATACTTGATGGGGGCCGCGTTCATGAGCTTCGACTTCTTAGCCTCGCCGATGAGCCGCTTGATATTATACCATGCGCCCTTGAAGAGGGCCGCATAATGCGGAATGGGATAATACGGCGAGTCCACGCCCGGGAATCGGGAGAGTATAGCGAACTTGCGGCACTTCGTGGGCGCAGCAGAACCGGCAGATGCCCTGAGGCCCATGCGCATTTGCAGGTCGCGCCACGGAGAGCGAGGGTCGAGCAATTCTATCTCCTCGAACTTATCCTGCGGCTGAGTGTCGCGGAACTGTCCGAAAATGATTTTAGTGAGTCGGCCAGTTGTCGGATCTGCAGGAGCGAAGCGGCAGTAACATGCCGGTTTGCGGTGCAGCTCGACAATACGGTCGCCGGCTTCATTGAGGATGATGACCGAGACAGCGAAGTTGAAATGTTTGAAATCCTGGCATACGCCGAGGAAATATTCAGGGAGAGGGTTTCCGAGAAGGAAATCCTCGACTTCCGCTTTGACCGGTTCGGGAGCCTCTTCTGTGCAATAGCGGAGGCCCGAGCCGTAGCATACCTCGGCGTTGAACACCTGACAGGTTGATAGCGTTTCGTCGTCCTCGATGTAGCGGATGAGGTTATAAGGCATCTGGTCATCGCCTCCCCAAGAGACATATTCCTTTCCGTCGGGAGTCTGTCGGGTGTTGAAAGTTCCCGAGTCGCGGAAAACCTCAGTGGTTTTTGTGATGAAGGCCACCCGGGCGTTATGGCGCGGGAGGTTTTCCACTGAAAAACAGTCGAAGTCCGGTATTATTTTGACTGGAGCGGGAGGTGGAGTTGAGTAGGTAATTTTTGGAACTTTCATATTTTTAGCGGAGATTTTACAGAAAAACTTCGTATTCGTTTATACCTATGATGCAGCAGTCGTGGATGGTGCGTTTCTGACCGTTGCGGAGGAATTTGATTGTGCGCAGACCGGTGTAAAAATCATATCGTAGAGACACGACCTTGTCGGTGCGCATGAGGCTGCCGTCCTTCTTGACGTAGACCAGAGAGACCGGCTCGCCCGAATCGAGCATCTTGCGGGCTTGGGAGAGGTGGATTGCATCAGTCATATTCAGGAGAGAATTTATCGTCGAAGATACGGTGGCGGTTCGGCATAATTCCATTGACGAGAGACTCGAAGAGTACAGGACGGTTATTGACGAAGCGCCATGAGAATTTGAAAGTTGTGAGAGAGCCGTCATCGTTTGACGGTTCGCTTGTAAACTCAGTGATAATAACTGAGAAGTCATCGGCGTGGGTGGTAAGCTCCACCGAATGAGAAGAAAGGAACTGTTCAAAGAGCGGGACCTCTTCCGTCGGAATGGGTTCCGTCTCTACCTGAAAAGTCCTGGTGACATTTCTATCGTATTGAGTGGCCATCCCGCTACAGACAGCCGTCTCGCGGGAGGTCTCGGTTTTGGTTGTGATTGTGCCCACGATGTCAATGTACTCCGTGACATTGAAGTTGTTGCTGAAGGCGAAAGTAAGATAAGCCTTAGCCGGGACGATGTAGCAGAGTTTCTGAAGATTCCCATATTCGATGCTGAAATATAGAACATCGATGAGTGCATCATCACCCATTTCGATACCGCCGGCGTTCATGGCATATCGGATAATATCACTGACGTAGAATAGTGCCGAGTTATTTGATAACTTCACCGGCAAATTGAATGACACTGCGGCCAGTATCCCGTCAATCTCCCTATGTCCGACAGCCTTGATGGTGAACGGGAACGCCGAGCCATGGTCCGACGAGGCGAAAGTAACGGTTGAGTCTTGGTGGACTCTCTGAGAATTTGTGGCAAGGAAAAGCCTGGTTCCCGGGTCGAAGTCCGGGTCGACGGCATATTCGCAGTATAAGAAAACGCCGTCGACCGACGTGTCATCAATCGAAATTGAAATCATATCGGCGACCCGGTGACGAAGACGAAAATATTCCTCGATGAGAGAGCCAACGTCAACGAGTTCGACGATACCGTTGAAGGCATAGAGCGTTGTAGAATAGAATGTCTCTATGTCGCCGTTGACGCCATTCTCGCAATCGAGGCGCACGGCGACCTTATCCTTATCGGTCCGGGCCTTTATGGCGTAGACGGAGGATGTAAGGTTATACTCACTATCGAGGGAAGTTGTAATTTCAGTTGCCATACTGCAAAATTAGCGGTAACTCGCAGGCCCATAAAAGACAAACGGCGAGCGGTCTCTCTCTGAGGGTGCCGCTCGCCGCCGCAGTTTCCCTGCGAGGTGAGGGTAAAAAGCGAGAGGGGTGGCCGGCCCCTCTCGCTGTGATTTATTCGGCATCCGCTTCGTCCGCCTCGTTAAGGATGTATCGGGCGGCCTTCTCGGCTCTTGATGCTGCCCACACTATCGCGGCAGGGTCATTTTTGAGGGCATTGCGCCAACTTTGGATGTAGGCCACCAAATTGCGGAAAGCCTTTGCCGTGTCGACGTTTGTATGGTGGCAGAGCATGGCAGCGGAGATTTCGGCAACAAGCTCCTCGCGCGAATAGTCCTCAGAGCCGAAAAACGCGATGCCCTGCGATGCCTTGCGATTGCAGCGGGATGCGGTGAGCGTTGAGTGGCTCAGTTCGTGGAAAGTTGTCGAGTAATACTCGGCGAGTTCTGCAAACTGCGTGGGGTTCGGGACCGTAACACTGTCGTCCGACGGGCGGTAAAATGCCCTATTGCTGCCCGAGTTGTCGAAGCGGATGCCCTCGCGGCTTATATAGTCCGAGATTACGGCCTCGGCGGTGGTGTCGAGAGTGTGGGTGTAGCCCTCGGTGTCGATGTCGGGGAGATTAATTCCCTCGATGTCGCTTTGGTGAAAAACGTGGTACATTTTCAGCATGGGGATGAGTTTTTTCAGCGGCGACTCCACCTCTGTGCCGTTCTCGTCCGTTGATGTGACTACGATGTTAGAGTCGACGGCGAGAGGCTTGTAGAAGAAAATGGCCTCCGCTTTGGCTCCCTTGCGGACGTGGCCGCCGCGCTCCTTCACTTGCTTGAAGGTGTAATAGTAGCCGGGGCGCTGTCCGAGTAAGAGCTGGTTAAGGAGAGAGTAAGGTCGTTTTGTGGCTCCGCTGCGGCATGCGAAAGAAGCGGCCCATGGCATTTGCCATGCGATTTCGCCCTTGTCGAGCATGGCGATGATTTTCTCGGTGATTTGTTCGTAAATTGTTGATTTCATTGCTATATGGTTTTGAGTGTTGATATTAGGGAAAGGGAGAGAGGAGAATGAGCGTGGATTTATTTGGCGGCTTTAGGTTTTTCAAGCTGCTCGCAGATTGCGACGCGGCGGCCTGCGCGGACTAACTTGGGGAGATAGGTGTCGAGAGCGTGGTGGGGGAAGCCTGCGAGTTCGATAGACTTGTTTTTGCCGTTTGCGCGGCGTGTGAGCGTGATGCTGAGGATGTCAGCGGCGGCGACGGCATCCTCGCCGAAGCACTCGTAAAAATCGCCTACGCGGAAGAGCAAAATTGCATCGGGGTGTTTTTTCTTCATTTCTTCATATTGTTTTTGCAGGGCGGTGGGCTTGATGCTCGTGCCCTTGGCGGCTTTCTTGGGCTTGGCCTCCTGCGGCTCGGCTTCGGGCTGCGGCTGCGGTTCGGGCTGCGGCTCTGCCTTAGCCTCGGCCTCGGCTTTTGCCTTGGCCTCTGCGCGAGCCTTTGCGCGATTGCTGACGGCGCCTGTGCGCTTGATTTCGGCCTGTAATAGCGCAAAAGCGTTTTTGGAGATGGGGCAATTTTCGGATTTAAGGATAAATGCGTAACTGAGGGCATTTGCGGCATTGTTGAAATTGCAGATGCGCGAGATTGAGCGGTCCGACATATAAGTGCCGACGGTGATGATTGCAGGGGCGTTTGAGGGGGCGGCTCCATAGATGTCGATGAATGACTGCGGCGCGATAAACGCTGTTACGCAAATAGCGGTGGCTGCGGTGGTGGTGTTGGCGGTGGTGTTGATTGTTGTCTGCATGGCTTGATGTTTTTAGAGTTATTGACTTAGTGAAGATTAGCAACCGAAGAAAATGCGGAAAAAGGCTTTTTCGACTTCGACCTCAAAATGTGCCGTGCCGTTATTGCTGTGAATTTCGGGCTTACCATTTATCGGATTGGAGGAGAGGTGAGAAGCTTTTACACTCTCTTGCTCGCTGATGATTTCAGGCTCCTGTGAGCTGTAGGGGTATTCCATATTTTTGATTTTTTGTTCCATTTTTCGTCCTTGTTATCGAGTTTGATTTAGCTTTTACATTGCAAGCAGAGGGTGCATGAGAGCACCTTGATGCAAATTTTCGCGTAAAAAATACCGGAGCTTGTGAGGATGATTTTTTATGAAGAAGCGCAGCCTAATTTGCAGGGTGCGGAGTGTGCCCTAACTTCGCGATGTAAAAAGCGTTAAATCATATCTCGGTGACATGGGCGGCATAAAAAATGACGGCATAAAATCTATGAAATGGCCATCCCGGAGGTTCATAGATGCCGGTGCAAAGCAGAAAGCAGTAGAGAGCAAGAGAGAAAAAATGAGTCAGGGATTGAAGCCGTATGGCCGAGACCTCAGGCTCGGTTCACGAAAGCCCGGCCCGCAGGGAGACTCCCCAAAAACATTCCAAATATTTATACTTTGGAAAAGATTGTAAAATAAAAGGTCGCCCCCGGAGAACCGAGAACGACCTGTAAAAAGGAGAGAGGAGGATGAAGGAGTAGAGTTAGCCGTCAATTGCCAGCAGGTAGGCGGCGAGCCATGGTAACCACGAGAGGACGAACCCACCGGCGACTGTGCAGAGGAAATCCCATGTGCAGAAATGGTTTCCTTTTTTACGAGAGTCGCGGAGTTCCTTGACAGCGGCAATGATTACGACGGCAGTCATAGCGACAGCCACGGTAATCCAGGGCATGTGAGGCGGGATATGAGCAAAGATGCTACCCACCAGGACACAGATGACAGCACCCATTACGAAGTGCAGCACCTTATCGAAGCCTTTCTTGTCTGTGCAGAGTTTCATTGCGGGATTTGTGGAAAATGATTAGGAGAATGATTAGAGAGATAGCGGCTATTATCGGCAGGAGCTTCACCCATATAGGGATTGAGACATTACAATCCTTTTTGGTATTCTCTTGGGTGACAGCCCGGGAAGCGGACTTGACAGAGGTAGTGTCGACTTCGGCCACCGTGGCATTCTGTTTCGATGTCTGTTCGGTGGATTCCTTAGCCTGTGCTCGGCCGACGGTCAATTTCTTGGGGGCCGCCCGAGCGTCGGGATGCGTGGAGTCGGGAGGGAAAAATTCAACCGAGATGTCCAGCAGGTCGAGTTCTTTGGAGGCATTGATGAAAGAGAGGATTTCATCGGAAGCCACCATTGAGTGTGAGTGTTCAACGACAGTTGTGTCGGCGACAGACTCACACATGGAGACCTGTTTGGATGAACGGCATGAAGACCATATTGCTGACGTCAGCAATATGATAATCATGATAGAGAGGAAGCGATTCATAAGTCGGCATATTCGGCCTTTGCGTCGAAGCAGGGGCAGAGTTTGTTAACCTTGGGGAAATCGCGGTGGCCCTGAATTTTGGCGGCAGGGAACTGCGCCTTGAGTTTCTTGAGCAGAGAGCGGAGAGCAGCCTTCTGGGCCGGAGTTCGGTTGTCGATGGGAGTGAGAGCCTTGGTAGAGGTATCGACACCCCCAATCCAACAAACATTGATTGTAAAGGCATTGAAGCCGACAACGCCATTACTCGGAGAATCGACCGGCCATGTGTTGACGACAGTGCCGTCGGCCTCGATTAGGAAATGGTAACCGGGGCGTGACCAGCCCTTTCCACCCTTAGACTTGGGGCGAGTGTGGAAGGCTACAACATCGGAAGCCTTATTACGTTGGTTGCCGGCAGTACAATGCACGGCGATGTACTTGATTTGTCGCATCAGATTGGGATGTTAAGGAGAGACATACGTTCTTCGAGGATGTCGACATATCGGGAGAGCACGTCGACTTGATCGAGCATGAGGGAGCGCTGCTGCTGAGGCAGGCGGTTGAACCGCGAGGCATCATCAATGAAGATCCGCAGGTTCTTCAGGTGACGTGATGTCTGCGCGTGTTCCTGGGCGAGGCGGAGTTCAAACGGTTTCATCGGCAGGTTTAACAGGTTTATCTTTGTCGCGCATCATCTCGACAAATGATTTGAGTTGGAAATTGAGGTCGATGCCGAGGAAAGCTCCGGCAGCCACCAGCAGCATACCGAGCACCGTGATGACCGACGGGTGGATTTCGCCCATTGGCGGCATATAGAGGGCAATCATGACAACGACCATACCGAACACGACAAGGCAGAAGGCGAGCAGCGACTGCGCCGTGAGCTTGCGTTTGAAGTGAGAAGGAGTCGGGCTCATAGGAGAGAGGTTGATTGATTTATATTGCAAAAGTACAGCAGTGCGAGCGCACTGTAAAAGACACATAAGGCTACAAAATTCCGCCGGTGTCTATGACAGCGCCGCCGGTGTAAGGACGGCGTTCACACCCGATGTAAAGCGTATCGAAGGCATCTGTGCCGTCGGTGCGGAGTTCCAGCGGGTCATCCTCCGTCTCGGCAAGTTTCTCTCCGGCCTTGTTTTTACGAAAGCCGAGGCGGCCGCGTTCAACGCCGGCCGACTGGATGGCCAGAATAAGATCATCATTATTCTGCCGGTTGAAATACGGCGTGAGACGGTTACGGCCCACGAAGCCACGGTTGATAAGATTATACTTTTCATCGTGGCGCATAGGGTTGCCGAGAGGCACCGGGATTACGCGCCAGCCATGCGCTTCAAACTCCTGGATAATGGTGTAGCGGAAATCTACATCATTGACTGCGTAGTTTGAACCGAGAGCCGTGGTGTCGTAGTAGAACACCACGGTCTTCTCCTGGTGATGAGCATAATAGGCGCAGAAATCAGCGACGAGAGCAGGAATCTTTCTGTCATATTTGACGTAGAAAGATTTGAGCACATTAAGACGGCCAAGGCGTTCATCAGGCTGACCGGCAACAATCCAGTTAATATTGGCATTGTAGTCCATGCCGATGCAAATGGGAGCGTAGCGGTTAAGGTCGCGGTCGGCCCGGCAGTCGATGGCTTCAGGGTCAAAAGTATAATCGAGGGTGTCGAGATACTCGAAGTCACTGTCGTTATACTTGTTGTCCTCCTTCATCGACGAATAAAAACCGTCGCGGGCAATACCGATTTTCTTGCACATGATAGACGTTTGGAACGTCAGCGGCGTAAGGTCGCGTTTCATGTCGCGCAGGTATTGTTCGCCGAGCAGCTCCACATTCTCCACCGAGGAATACTCGCGGTAGTATGTGGCCACTGAGCGGAGGCGGTTTATATTCTGGTCGAGACGACGGAGATGACCCTTGAGATATTCAGGAACCTCCACCCCTTTTTTGCGCATCTCAAGAATTTTCTGTTTGATGCGCCACACCTCATAAACGCCGCCTTCGATAGCCTCGATAATCTGCGGGTCCATCTTCTTCTCATACTCCAGAAACCACGACCCCTTTTTACTCTGCGGCATATCCGAAAGGATCATCATCGCATGGTTGAAAGAATGGCGGCAGAAATGGGTCTTGATGCCACCGTTTGCGGGGCGTGTTTCCTCGTTGAGTTTTACCGGGTCGATGAACTTGGCCTCGTCGACGAGAATCCACGACAGCGTGAGCGAGTTGGCCGCACCGGGGCGGTCCTGCGAGAGAATGACGGCCACGCTGCCGTTGTAGAAAGAGATGATATTTTCCCAGCAGTCGGGGCGAGTGATTGGCTGACGGAACGACTTCGGAGGCTGCCGGCCTACAACAAAGTGAACGCCGCGCTTATAGCCCCATCTCGCCCACGCCGCAAAGAGGCCCGGGAGAGTGTTGGTGAGGCCGTGTTTGAAAGTAGGCACGACGATGCCGCCGGTGCTTCCTGGCATCCGCTGCATCATCTTCAACGTATAAGGAGCAGCTATGGAGTCCGTTTTGCCGGTACGACGCCCGGCCACGATTACCGTGGTGCGGGCCGCCACGAGCTGCGCCATGAGCTGCGGACGGTTGAAATATGTAGGCTTAGCCTTGGGGTTCGTCTGAGGCATTGATTTCGGGCGCTTTTTCGGGGAACAGTTTATATTCTTCAAGGTCGGCCTCCTCGAACTCCACATCCTGAATGTCGACGAAATCGCGGCTCAGCTCCTTGGTGAGTTTCGCGATATGATCATAGACGTTCGGGATAGGTTTGAGGCCGAGTACGGTAACGTCAAGCGTAGCGCAGAACGGCTGCACCACAATCTCGTCGTATGGCATGGTCATCTCGTCCTCGAGGTCCACGCGGTTATATTTCGCGTAGGAAGAGGTGACGCGCTCCATGGTCTTAGTGTCCTTTCGGGCCTTGGCCATGGCATACGTTTCGAGGAACATCTCATTGGCTCGGGCGCGGTGGAAATCGCGACTCTTCTGGGAGAGCAGCGGCACGAGCTGATGAATGATGTTAATATCGGCATAAGCGGTTGACTGCGAGACGTTGTAACGCGACATGATATTGTCGCGCAGCTGCCGGTCCTTCATCGAAGGATTGGCCAGCCAGTAGTTATACATATCGCGAAGGCGCATGACCCTTTCGGCGAGAGCTGCCGGATATTTCTCGCGCAGCTCCTCGTCGGACGATAAGAGGTCCACCTTGCAGGCTTCAAGCGGAGAGGGAAGATTATTGGCCATTTAGATATGATTGATAATGCTTATTCGTCGTCTTCCATATCAAGTAAGGCCTTCTCCGACATCTCAATCGCGGCCGGGGAGCCGACGCGGGCGAGAGTGGCCATCTGCTTGCGGATTTCGAGCTTCTGCGAGAGTTTGCCACGGATGTAGGCCTTGCGGGCCGGATGGCCGTCGCTGTTGATGTCGGCCTTGAACTCTTCCTCAGGCACATCGAGATAGATAGCTATCTCCGAGGGCTTGGTATAGAGTTGGGCGAACTGTTCAATTTTGGTTAATTGTTCGGCTGAATACTTCATGGAAAGGGACGGATTGACGGGTTATAACATAGTTGACCTGGTCATGGAGCGCGTCGAATACGGCGCTGTCGGTAGAGATGAAGCCCGACTCGAAGCGGTTGCCGCGAGTAAGGTTCTGCGACATCACCACCGACACCTTCAACCGGTCATTGCTGACAAGGAGAATTTTCGAGTGGTTCGACGCGAGATAGCAATTCTCCACCGTCTGAGCTATGAAAGGCCACAGGATGAGAGTCTTGTTGGTGGCCTTGAAATCGAGAACGATGTCGAGCGAGGTGATGAGCTGCGCCTTCTCGATGAAGAAGATCCTGCGGAGGAATTCTTCCGAGATGGAGAAAGAGGTCATCTGCACTGCGGCCGGCCCGGTTTGGTCTAGAATCCACTGGAGGATGTCGGCCACCTGCAGTACATCCGAGAGATACGCCTGGTTAGGCAGATCTGCGAGAGGACGGAGCACTGATGTAATCAGCTGCGAGTGCTTCATAGCAGTTCTGCCTCCTGCATCTTACGGGTGAGAGATTCTGATGGAGAAGGAATAGAGGCGTAAAGCTCGCGGATGCGGGCAGCCTGAGACTCCGACGGCTGTTTGGCATATTTGCCGAGCAGCAGGTTGAGAGTCTTGGCCGTGTTTTTGGCCGCTGTGCGAGGGTCGACGGCCCTGGCGGTAGAGGCAACGGGAGTGCCTTTGACATAATGGTCATAGACATTCCAGTTGTCGCGATACTGCTTGTCATAGGCGATTATAGCCTTGGCAAGCGGATAGCGGTCAGAGTCAGGGCAAGTAGAGTTGGAAGAATTGATCATGCGCAGCTTTGTGTGCGCGTCGCGCATACGGCGCATGATGTCGGCGTTGTCGACATAGAGCTGCTGCACTTCGGGCGGCAGCTCGTCATGGTCGGCCCGTTTGCCCTTTTGAAATTCAGAGCGCTCCGGGCGGTTGAAGCCTCGCTGCTCCGCTATGGCATCCACCTGCACCATCATAGACTGCACTTCCTCGTGGGTGGTTTCGATGAGTCGTTTCTTCAGCTCCTTCTGGAGATGATACTCCAGGAGCTTCACGTTGCGGGCCGGATTGCGGACAATATTGTCGTGGAGAATGCGGTTGCGCGGGCTGATGCGCAGAAGCAGTTCCGCACCCGCACGGATGTCGCGTTTGTCCGGGTCGGTGTTAAGAAACTCCTGTATTTTGGGTGTCAGTTCGAGAGTTATCATAGCTTGTTGTTTATCCCTGCGACGAACAGCAGGGTTTTGTTATACGGAAGAAGAAGTTCATGCATTCCCCGGAGGGTTGAGCCGGTGGTAACGAAATCGTCGAACACGATGACGTTAGGCTCATCGGGGAGACGGTTGAGAGTGAAGACAGCGTTGACGCGCTGCCGCGAGTGGCAAAAGGCAACATCTTCATAGAAAGGGATTTTCAAGCGCTCGTGGATTTCCATGCAAATAAGCGTGGCGAAATTCCTTTCCTTGTGCCGTCGTTTAGGCGAGGTGCAGATGCACCAGTGGCCGGAAGAGAGCGACGGGCCGAGGACCTTAACCAAAAAGTCCGACACGGCCTCCGCAAAATGCGGTATTTCAGCCGGGTCGGACTTTATTTCAGTGAGGGTACTGCCCATCAGGGACTTTTGCCAGAGCGAGAGGAACCACAGCCCGGCACGGGGTGTAATACGCGGTCGGAACTCGAAGTTGCACCGCGCCTCCGTTGACTTGTCCCATGACTTGCGCTGCTCTACAGCAAAGATGTCATGCTTGGGAGCGACCGCACCCATGGCAGGGTCGATGGCCAGAGGTTCGACGTCAGAGAGGATGTCGGCCAAGTCATCGACTAACCCTGCGGGGCGAGAATCAGGCTCCGGCACCGGCGGCCTCGTTGATGACGCCATCCTCGGTGGGGATTTCACCCTCGTAGAACGGCATGGAGACTTCGTCGGCGGCAGCGACGGTGAGAGTGGTGGACGATGTGCCGGTGGCACCCTGTCCGAGAGCCTGGGCGGGAGAGATGGTTGCGGGCCAGTTCTTGGAGCCGAAGACGCGCATACGGCCATACATATCCTCGACGAGGACCACGACCTGAGTATTCAGGAAGGGAGTGATGGCAGCGGTGGCATCGGGGCCCACCTCGGGGTGAACGAGGACGAGCTGGTTATTGAACGTCATAGAGGGGAATTCGCCCTGAGGGTCGCTCTTGGGCTCGGCCTTGTCGGGGAGATGGTCGATAACAAGGAACTTGGCGCCCTCGTTAAGGACGAAATTACCTTTGTAGACGGCCGAGGTAGGACGGCCGAGATCGTCGCGCTCCAGCTCCGGCCACTTGGCGATGTCATCGACAGCGATGACGTAAGCGCGGCGGCGAACACCGGGGAGCACCGGTTTGCCCTGACACCAGGGCATACCTTTAAGGACTGCTGTGCACTTCATAAGATGGAGAGATTAGAGTGAAACGATTAAGCGCCGGGGGAAGCGGGCTCGGCCAGCTCGATGATAGCGAGACGGCGCGGGTCGATGGTGCGGAATTGTGTGCCGAGGAACATGTTGGCTGCGAAGGAGAGGTCGTAGTGACCGGTGCGCATGATGTCGACAAACGACTCATCGCTCTTGTTGTCGGTGGCCCAGAGCATGTTGTCCTTCTGAGTAAGGATGAGATGCTTCTGACCTTCCATCTCGGGAAGGCCTACGAGAGTAAGGCGGTTGGCCGAGCCTTCAACATAGGGCTGATTGTAAGTCGTGTTGTAAGGAATGGCGGTGTGGGTAGCCTGGTAGGACTCGTTGTACATGTCGACGAGTTCGGGAGCGCAGAGCAGGAAGTTGTTCTCGCGGCGGAGGTAGGGGTTCAGCTTGAAGAGCACCTCTTCCTTCAGAAGGTCACAGGCGTTCTCGAAGGTGAAGGTGTCGGAGAGCTTGATGAGGTTCTTCTCGGCCACGGAGATTGCACCGGCGGTGATTTCCTTCTCGGCGATGGTGACGAGGCCGTCGCAGAGGTCCTCGGTGGTGTCGCCGTCCTCCTTGCGTTTGCCGGTGAGAACAGCCTGAGCGATGTGCTGACCGCGGGCCTTGGCCAGCTGAAAGAGCACGAGGGCGGTGGTGGTGGCGTTCTTGATTTTCTCGCCGAGGATGGGGTCATCGTAGCCCATGGTGAGGAAAGCATAGTCCACGGGAGAGAAGCCGTCGACGACGTTGCCGAGGAAGGTTTCGATTTCGCGGTACTTGATATCGACCTGAGCGTCGCCTTTGCGGTCCTTTTTGAAAGGAGCGAACTGCGAGTCAGCCGAGATTTCGCCGAAGCGCTGTTTGCCGCGCAGCCCGGTGATGCCGTGCATGTATTTGAGCACGTCCATAGCGGCGCGGATGGGAAGGTCCAGCAGGGTGGGCTCCCATTTGATAGCCGTCTTCTTGTAATCCTCGAAAACGGCATCGGAGATTTTAATTTTTGCCATAGGAGAGAGGGTGAAAATTAGAGGTTAGCAAATGCCGAGAAAAGCCTTGGAAGCGGCGATGGCTTCCTCGTGGCTTACGGGGGCATAGGGGTCTTCATCGTCTTTCTTGGTGTCGACGACAGCAGAGGTGACTTCGGCGGGCTGTTTCTTCAGCTCGTCGATAGTCTTGTCCTTGGCTGCAATCTGAGCCTGGAGTTCGGCGATGGTCTTGTCCTTTTCGGCGATGTCGCCGGAGAGCGAGTCAAGCTTGTCGTTGACGGTGGCAGCCTGTTCCTCGGTAAGGAACAGTTTCTTGTCTTCCGACAGAGAGAGAGTTACGCCCAGGAGGGCGCAGAGGGCGGAGAGTTTTGCCATGAGAGGAGAATGAGTTGGGGCGCCTTCCGTTTCGTTGGCATCAGCCTCGGAGGCTTCAGGAGCCGGGTTAGATGATAATGATTTGAAGAAGGCGAGGAATCGGTCCATGAACGAATCCTTTTTGGTGTAGCCCGGAGGCAGGGGGATGCCGGCGCACGACATGGTGGCCGCGGTCTCGTCGGAGAGCGAAGGCTGCTTGTCATCGGCCTCGTCGGTGATTTCGTCGACGAAGCCCCACTCCTTGGCCTGTTTGGCCGTCATCCATGCGCCCTCCTTCATGAGGGCGAGGAGTTCATCCTTCGTCTTCTTGCAGCGCTTGGCATAGAGGCCGGCGATGCAGCCGTCGATGGTGGAGTTGTCCTGCTTCATTTTCTGAAGCTCGGCGATATGAGCGTCGAGTTCATCGGCGTTCATATAGTCCCACTCGAACACCGGCACCGAGCACTTGTGCACAAGGAAGAGCGCATCGGCATCAATGCTGATGTGCTTGGCACCCATTGCGGAGATAGTGGCCGCCGAGGCGTTCATGCCTACGAAGTGCACGCTCACGTTGCCGTGGAGCTTGAAGAGAGAAGAGATGGAGAGAGCCGTGTCGGTGTCGCCACCGAGGCTGTTGATCAGAACCGTAACTTCCGAGCCCTTGTGCTTGTCAAGGACGTAGTTAACCATGTCGGCGTTGAAGTTCCAGTAGCCGACAGTCCCCTTAAGGAAAAGGTTGTAGTTTTTGGGCATAATACGGTAATGAATTATGCCACAAAATTAACGCCTCACTTGGAGGCGCTAAAAGACTATAAAACGCACGGGAGCACGGATTTCAGTGCTACGTGAGTGATTTTGTATGTTCGCAGGGCCGCGTCGCCGTCAGGAGCGCCGACCGTTTCCGAGTAATTTACCTCCGGGTATTTCGGCTCGCGTGTGCCAATCAGGTACTGAAGGCCGGAAGGAGAAGTAACGACGAAAGCGAAATATTCCCCGTCGGGGATAATGTCGCGGGTCTTGAATTCGAGAGTGGATTTTTCCTGACGCCCGTGATTGACTATAGTGCCGTCCCATTTGAGGGAAGGTTTCCCGAAAAATTTTATTTCGGATGCCGGTGCGGCGACTGTAATAGGCACGCAGGATAAAACCTGGTTCATCAGGTGAGGTGCCAGGTCGGAGCAGCGCACCATCTGAATTTTCACAATACCGGGGAGAGAATTGACTGACATAAGAGGGCGGATTTTCGTTTTGTACGGTTTGGACGTTTTGGATGAATTGGTAATAATCAGCGCGTTAGTAAATGCGATTTAACATTATTTAACGCGGTTTCATTTTACGGACTTGCCGCGTAGGCGATAGAACATCTGGCGGATGGTTTCCCAGTCCTTGGGGTCATATCGGATGCCATGTTTGGCCATGAAGGCCTCGATGAGGGCCGTGATATTCACATCCTGGGAATAGAAGGCAGAGAGCTCTCGGTCGAGCAAAGTTTTGAAGTTTCGTTTGAGGGCCGAGACGAGAGCCTTCCTCCCTTGCGCGATAAGGTAGTTATGCTGTTCGGGGTTCATACCCTTGAAGGTAGGCACCTCGACAGGCAGCAGCCCCTCCACATCGCCGCGCTCATAACCGGCCGGCTCCTTTTTGAGGAACTGGCTGAGTATGGCATGGCAGTTCGAGCCGCGCTCGAACTCGACACGTCCGGTTGTAGCGTTCCAGTATTCGTGTCTTAGCCATTGGTCAAGATATGAGGGAACCGAGAGATAAATTACATACTGCGACATGGAGGTTGAAATGAGATAATGCGTTGATAATGATGACGCAAAATTAGTAAAAATCTATGATTTAATTTAACATTTTCTGAATTTACTTCTGCAAACGAATGATTAAAGCCGGGCGGTAGGTCGGATTTTTACTGTGAATTCGTGCTATTATCCGTAAATGCACTATGTATCAACGCAATAGCACAGCACTTTTCAGTACTTTATTTGTACTGAAAGTGTGCTGGGGGCGGCAAAGTTTTCACTCCTGCACTTTCTCACTGCAAGAGTGCTGATTTTGTACTGACATAAAACGCTGATTTACAAATGCAAACGGTCTTGCAGTGCAAAAGCACACTTTTTTTCTACTTAACGCACACAAGAAAAAAATAATTATATAAATTGTTTCACGTGGAACATAACAATTTGAAAAACAAGCACATACACCGATATTCCTACGTACAGGCATGGGTGCGCCCCCGCGCCCCCTGTACGATGGATGCCGGCGGCGTGCCCGAGTGCTTCAGCACGGGAGCACCCTTTTTCCGACTCCCTGCCTTTGGGGGCGCGGGGGCGGCGCGAACGAGGGGAAGGCTCGCCGCGATAGGTGTGCACAACTCGTTGAGAGAACGTTAGGAAAATAGCTTGACAATGGGTAACTTTGCGCATATATTCCCGTGTTATGTGTATGCACGCACGAGAAAAGGGAATATAATATATAGCTTTCAATAGGTATTAGAATAGTTTGTGCCGGTGGAATCCACACCGCAAGGTGAGAGCCCCAGGATTACACTGCATGACGTAAGAACCGCCCCGGCGTGATGTCGGGGCGGTTCTGTGTTTGTTAAAGCGGAAATGTTCAGTGATGCATTAATCAGCGGCCGTCATCACGAGCCAGCCGAAGGTGCCGTGAGAGTTTCGGCCGCAGACGAAGCCTCGGCTGACGAGGGCTGCATTCACCGTTTCTTTATCGAGTTCGGCCATCACGTCGAGGTCAGAGATGATCTCGTCGGTGGAGAGTACGTAAACGCCTTCACCGAAAGACTGGGCCGGGGTGAAGCCGTCGAGATAAGAGTTGAGGATTTCGGATGCGGGATTGATGTCGGGTGTGGTATTATTGTTCTGTGCCATTGTTTTCGGATTTATCGAGGTTATGGAGGCTGATGTAGATGTTAAGGCAGTCGCGGAGGCGCACCAGGTCGAGAGGGTCATCAGTGGAGATTTGCTCGACGATGCCGTCTTCGCCGTCGACGGCCTTGATTTCGTAGCCCGGAGCTGCGAGAGAACCTTGGGTGGTGAAATGTACCACCTCGGCGATAGAGAACGAAATGGCGCTCATTGTGAGCCTCCTTTCGCGATGTCGACAGCCTCCGGAATGGTGGCCGTTCGCGCTACCTTATGGTAGTAGATGCGGAAATACGGCTGCACATTCCAGTCGCCTGACTCCGACACGGGGTTTGCGGTAATCTGACCGTAAGCGCCGGAGTTGTCGATGGTGATGTCGATGAATGTTTGACGGCCATGGTTGTATTTCCTGTCGATGGCTGCGGCCTGTTCGCGCATGGTGCTAACTATTTTGAGATGTGCGTCTTCGCCTTGTACGAGTACATCCTTGAAGCGCTCGGCCATCTCCTGCAGGGCTTTGCCTTTGGCCGTCTTTGCCGTGGACGAGAAAGTCTGCACGGTGTCGAAGAAGAACATCATAACTCACCTCCTTTCTTATGGAAGCCGTCGCCGTCGGCATCGAGGACGTAAGGGCCTCCGTCTTTGAAATCGTACCACTCACCGCCGGGAAGTGCCTTGCCGCAGTAATCCCAGCGGTGGAAATGGTCATTGTAGATGAAGAGCATGACTTGTTCATTGCGCTCGTCGGCCAGTTCGAGCGGACGGCGACGGATATAACGCCAGTCGGCTTCTCCGCACTCGAGTTCGATGCGAGAAACATGAGCCGGATAGAGATATGCCTCTAAACGGTATTGAGCGGTCTTAGCCATCATTCCTCACCTCCTTCCTCCGGCATCGGCATCCGGGAAGCACGGAAAGCCCAGACAATGCCCCAGGGCATTCCGCAGAGACAGTCGAAGCCGACGGCACGCTGCGCCTCGAGGGTGTCGGAGATGATGATGTTGTGCCACCACATGGCAGCGATGACGGTGACGGCGGTAGACGCCTTGGCGCAGAACAGGGCGCGGAGAATGTTGCGCGGAGTACAGTTGCACCGCGTCCACTGCCATACCATCGAGAGGGCGCGGGAGAGCCGGACCGATAAAGGAGTTGACAACTCGGCACCGATAGCGGGGCCACTGAGGATTACGATTGGGCGGTTGGAGCTGCGCCCGGGAACCTTGAATAAGATAGTTTGTTGCATTACTTTGACTATCGTGAGTTATAGCAATTCGGCAGACTAAAAAAACGGCTGCCACTCCGTTGCTATAACTCACGATAGTCGGTCCCCAAAGGGTGGCTAAATGAATTCGGAATGGCAGCCGTGTGGGCTACTTATGTAACGGGCATAAAAAATGCCCGAGATATTGTCGAGCGTCTAAACCTCCGCCCATGGTGACCGGCAAACGGTCGTGAGTTATAGCGCTGCAAAATTACGGAAATAATTGAACAGTGCAAATTTTTTTGAGAGAAAAATTTCTATTTATTTTTCGGGTTGTTCTTTCTCGTCCTTGCTGCCGATTTGCCGTAACAGTTCGATTATTATATCGAGCCGGTCGGCGATAGCAGCGATGAGAAGGATGAAAACCCCGGCGCCAATGCCGGATGCGGCTACATAAATGTTTGACATTATAAAGCCGAGCACAAGACCAAGGGCTATCACGATAGAGCCGAAGGTCCCCATTGCGGATTGAGGTCGTTTACTTTTTGCCATTTCCTGTTTTTCCTGCAAAATTACGAAAAGTAACGCACACCCGCAAAAGAAACACCCCCGCCGTGATGGGCGAGGGTGCGGCCACTCTTGAAATGAAATGGAGTGGTAATCAAACAAGACGAAGAGCGGCCAATTCGGAGCCGAGGCGGTGAATACCTTCCTCGATTTTTTCGAGCTGCTTGTCGGAGATAGGAGTGTCGCCTTTGCGGTACTGGCGCATGAGGCTGTCGTTGATGCCGAGATAGCGGCCAAGAGCGCTGACGTTGAGCATCGAGTAATACTCGAACAGCGATGACAGGTCAAAGCGGAACTCAATTTCCTCGGCCAGACAAGCGGGCATTTCATCGCCGAGGTCGGTGTAACTTTCTTTGACTTCTTCGATGGTGTTGAAGAAGTCCTCTTTAGCTTCTTTTACGGTGTCGCCGGTGCCGATGAGCTGCACCTTTTCACCGGTGGTGTTGTAGGCTATATATGAGCCGTCAGACTGTTTTTCAATACTTACTTTCATATCGAGTGGGTGTTATGGGTTAATAACTCTGTTTTTTGAAAAGAGAGGGAGGGGAGCGCCCTCCCCCTCTTTGGTTAGAAGCCTAATTGCTTTTTTAGCGAGTTCATCAGGCCTTTTCGGATTTCCTGCGAGCCGTGCCTTTCGACTATCAGTCGCTCGCCGTTGTCGTTGACGTAGATGTCATGTTTCTTACCGTGGGCGTAAAATCTGTAGCCCTTGTCGGTTGCGATTTTAATCAGTTCTTTCCATTTCATTATTTCAATGTTCTTGTTTTGATTACCGATACAAAGGTATAACATTTTCGTGATACCCCCAAATTTTTCGGCGAAAAAATAACGAAAATGTGATATTTTTTTAATCAAACAGGGTTGGCGATGGATTGAGGCGTTCCGACTGGAGCCGCGAGAGCTGTTCGTCGACCTTCTTGATTTCGGCGTTGTCCTCGGCGATGGCCTTCTTATGGGAAGCTATCGACTCCAGGGCTGCGGCCTTGCGGTCGAGTAGATCCTGCTCGGCACGGTTCTGCTCCTGTTGCCGCTTGGCCGCTCCGGCGAAATGGTCGTAGAGCACATCGTAGCACTCGCGGCGGTAAGCGATGACGGCCTCGCGGGCCTCCGGGGCAACCTTGCCGGGGTTGATGGTTGCGAGCCATCCGTAGATGTATTTCAGAGGGAGACAGACCATATCTCGGCTCTTGTCATCAGCGGCAACCATTGCGATTATCGCAATAGTTGGAGACAAAAATTCGTCGGATTGGAGCTTGTTGTACTGAGCAGCGAAGTCGATGCCGATAGCGCCGCATACCGGTTTGATTGGGACGAAGATTTCTCCGTCGCGGTCAACGGTGACGATGTCGACGCCGTTGATTTTTGAGAGGATTTGATTATTCATGATTGTTTGTGAATTGCGTCATTGAACATTTGGCAACCGCATATAAACGGTATTGCGGCTTCACGGTGAGCCATGAGGAAATTGGCAACAGCGAAGGCCAATTCATCGGGGCGGAAAGAACATGATGCGAAATTTTTCATTTTCCCGGAGCCGACATATCTTTTGCCGATAATGATGAACGACTCCAGTTCCGGGAGAGCCTCAGCCACGAGTTCGCGCTGATGCTCGATAGAGGAATCGTCTTGTAGAACTTCGATGCTCATATTCGTTTGGGATTATGTTGATTTCGACTTCGAGAGGCTCATCATCCCATGTGAGGTTTGGCATGGAATTGTTTGGGAGATTGTTAACAGGGAAGCCACTATACCATTCTATTTTGCCACGGATAGGCTTCCTCATATAGAGATAAAGGGTGCCACCTTTATCTCTTGCGACCCAGCCCTTGAGGATTATTGGCTGAGTAAAAACGTGTGTCGGAGCAGTCTTCATTGGTTATCGGTTTGGGAATATGTCGGACTGATGGTAGTATTCTCCAGCGGCGAGGTTAATTTGGCGATTAACTTCGGCCAGTGTGATGATGAGTTGCTCCTGGTCGGGTGCATGGCGACCGAGAAGCCCGGCGATGTTTTCAGCGAGGACGATTACAGCGTCCTGGATGTTGCACCCTGAATGCTCGATGCTTTTGGCGATAGCCACAGCGAGTTTGAACTGTTGTTTGTTTAATTTTGCCATGATGGTGTTGAATTATTTGAAGAAGGGATTGTTTTTTAGGAGAGAGTCTTGAAGAACTCGGCAGGGACGACTGCGGGTTACGAGAATAGCATCGAGAACGGGCGCGTCGCCGGTTATCGGCCCTGACGTTATTTCGGTATATTCGACATCCACCACCTTATGGAACCCGGCGAGGTCAAGCAGTTCCGACTCGGTCATGCCAAGTTCGGGGCGCATCGCCAATGGGTCATCGAACCAAAAGTTATTCATCTTTGCCCCCTTTCTTCTTGGGAGCCGTCGACGAAGCGAAGGCGATGACGATAATGGAGAATACTCCGGTGAGCAGGATGACGGCCACGGCAGCCATCCATAGCGGAGCGGTAATCCACCACCAGGACCACGGCAAAATGCCGCAGCACTTGAGGGTTACGAAAGTGATGAAGGTGGCCACGATTACGAGGCCGAAGATGCGGAGCACCCATTTTGCTTTTTGGCCTTTCATCTTTTGCGTTTATTTGTTGGGTTGAGTTTAGTAAGTAGTCCGAGATTAGTTACACAACAGCCGCGGTCTCCGATGAGCGACTGTTTGTAATAATTGACCGAGACAAAGACTTGCCCGGCGAAAACTTCTATGTCAGAGACATAGCCTTCGATATTTTCGCCGGTCCCGGTAACTGCGGCCGACACAATTACGTTGTCGCCGACCTTGAAATTCATTGTTTTATCCATAGTTGTTACTTATTTGAAGAAGGAAAACACATCTTCTCCGCGAGAATAGCCACTTAGATATTCGAGCACACAGTAGAACATAAGGTTATCGAACATGTGCCATTGAGCATTGTTCCAACCATGGAACATATAACCTCCGAGATATTTGTCTATCGGATTTTCCGGGCCGAAGAACGGAGAAAATTCGAGGACTACGAAACGGCGGCGGAAAGAGCCATCAGTTCTGATGGAGGAAACGCTACGGTTAGCCGTAATGAGCATATACGGGGCTTTCTCCAAAGGGATATGAATAGCCGGTAGGCAATGACGATTGATAGTCCAATCTGAAGTGCAGAGGTTGAAGAAGCGGCTTATTCCGGGTTTCAGTTTAGGATCATCAACAAGAAGGAGCTGAGTGTCTTCTCTTACATTCTCGAGCCAAAAGTCTCCGTAGACGTGGCGACCGTCAACACTGACAGTAGTGCAAAACTGAGAAACAGCCTGAGCGAACAGAGATTTGCCATAGCAGCACGCTTCATCATCATCGTTCACGCACAGGAAGGCTCGATGCAAGATGTCACGGCGTAGTTTGTTGCACAACAAATAGCCGATAGCCGATAGTTTTTTGAGTATCGAGGCATTTGACATGCTCGAAGCATCGAGAAAACGGTAGAAGTCTGACTGATCGCCAATAAATTCCGCAGGAGAACCTGCGGGAGTAAACTCGCGGTCGAGGACAATGTCGCCCGGTTCCGGCGACAGATTGCGAGAGATTCGTATTTCTCCGGGATAATGTAGTGAAACGGCGCAGTTCCTGAAGAAGAAACGAGCGGCAAGTGTTGGGTCTTGGGTATTCATTTGACAACTGATTTTATGGTGTAGATGTTATCGTTTTCGTAGTCGAACAGTTTGCCGCCGATAACTGATGCGTATTCGTCGCCGCGCTCATGGGCGGCGTCGATGCAGAAGTCGATGCGGTCGAAGGAGCTGCTTAAGGAGGCGGCCACCGTGCGGATCGTGGAGATATCGACACGTTCCGCCGAGGCAAGACGGATGAAGTAGCCTCGTGGGCTCTGCTCTACCACCGAGAATCCGGCGGGAGCGGATGCAAAAGTCGGCTCAGAGGTCGAAGGCTGTGAGTCGTCAGTCCGGTGAGAGCAAGCGGCCAGCGACAGGGTGAGGATTAAAAGAAATTTGTGCATGACGTGTTATTTGTGGGTTAATCGAATAATTGAGCCTGAAGCAAGTCAGCCTCCGCTATATTGAGGGCTTCTTGCGTTTCCGGGAGAAAGTATGAGAGATAAATCTTCATAAAGCCGACGGCATGGAGCTTGGCTTCCCGCTGGGTGTTGAACAGGCCTCTTTCGGCCGACGGCTTTACGGCGGAAGTAAAGCCTTTAGCCCAGTGAACGACATAGCCATAGACGAAGTAGCCGTCCGGCATTATGGCCGTCGTGATTGAGATTATCTCTTTGCGACCTTCGGGAAGAGTGAAGGTAGCCATGGCATCGATAGGCTCGCAGTCAGCGAGGCAATCGATGCGGAGATAATCGTATGGGTTACGTTTAGCTTCCATACGGCGCGGAGAGTTTCGCGTACTTATCCTGGAATGATTTGCTGACCGTGACGTATCTCTCTGCCGTGTGGCGAGTCTTCAGGATGGTCGTGCGGTTTCGGCCGAGAGCGCTTGCTGTCACTTCGTCGATATGGCCGGTGCGAGACATGAAAAGCACGAAGAGCATCCGGGCCTCGACAATCGGCCACAGACGTGAACGGGATAGCATCTTTCGTTTGCAAATGCCGGTGACCTTGGTAACGGAATCCATGATGTTTTCAGTTTCTTTCATATTGTTGTTATTTAGAAGGGTTGAATTTCCGCTTGTTTATCGGGAGAGTAAACGGTGAAATATTCCGTGCTGTTAGACTTGTCATCGGAGCCGATGAACGACTCATCCGGGTGGTCGGGTTTCCAGTCCGAATAAAAGACTTGTGCGCCAGACTGCTTGGCCATCGGCTTCTCGTGGTTGAAGTCATAACCCTTGTAGCGACAGAAGTCAATGATCTTATTCTTGAAGTTAGTGCGGGTGACGCCGTGTCCTTGGGTTCCACCGGCAAACTCGATGAAGGCTTGGAACAAGTCCTTTCGGGAGATGCGGCTGTTTAGGTGTTCGCCTGACGGGTCGAAGTATTCTTCGGCCCACTGCAGGAGCACTTCTGACATCGACTGTCGGAGTGTACGCAGCTCGATGTTCTTCATGGGAGGTGGCACAACACCGCGGCCCTCGCGGTACCACATCTCCGAGAAAGAGCGCAGGTAATACATGACACATTCGGCCATGAGGTTGTCGAAAAGCGCCCACTGGTGTTCGTCCCAGTCGTCGAAGAACATGTGGTGGAAATCGTCGATGATGGAGTGGTCGACGTTGTACCACGACGAAAACTCCATGTAGGCGATACGGCGCTTTACAGAACCCTGGCCGGCGTTTTTGATGGCGTGGTTTGTGGTGACAAGTATCTTGGGAGACTCCTCGACCGGGATAGTGTAGCGGTCACGGCCCTTGGGGTTGACTGGCATCGGGCCGGTGACCCAGTTGAAGATGCTCTCAAAGTCGAAATTGACTTTGATGTCATCGATGAAGATATTGCGGGTTGCCTTGGTAACTCCGCCGAGGATGAACTCGTCGCCGGTGGAGAAGTTCTTACCCTCGATGAAGAACTGCGCCACAACCTGGCCGATGGCTTGACCGAGGACAGATTTACCGGCACCGCCCCACGCTTGGCCGACCTCGGAAATCTGATGATCCTGGATAACCACAGCCTGACGGTCGGATGCATATTTCCAATCGGTGAGCAAATATCCGATGGCCGTGATTTTATTTACAATCTGCTGCATCCAGTCAATGTTTTCCTCCGGGGTCGGGTCCCGGGGAGCCTCAGCGGTGCAGAAATTGCACGACGTGTTAAGCAAGTATTGAAGGAACTCGCAATTCTTCCCTTCCTCGGTCAGTTCGATGTAAAATACATCGTCGACCTTGGAGATAGAGCTGATGACCGGGATGCGGCGGAATGAGCGGGCCACTATCCGCGAGCGCCACACGTCGGAGATAGGCTGACCCGGAGTGATGGCCTGAGCTGTAATTTCAACCTGTCCGTTGTTGTAGTAAGTGCGCTGAACATCGGGCTCGAAGTGGTTGAAATTATCGGTGCGCAGTTCCAGACGCTCAAGCTTCTTGTCGGGGAGCAGCACATCGAGCTTCGAGTTGAAATACTCGTGCACGATTGGCGCCTTGGTGTTAGTCATGATATACTGGAGGATGAAATCGCGCAGCTCGTAAGGAGCCGAGCGGTCGATGATGCCGTCCTCGATATGTATGTAGTCATATCCGGATGCAGCTTCGTCCGAATTGCGAAGGCGGTAGAAGCCCGAAGCGGCGAGGAACCGATAGGTTTCCGTATAGTTGAGGGCCACTTTGTCGTTACCCTTGCTGTCCTGCTCGATGGTATAGATGTCGACATCCGACGAGTAACGGCTGACCGGCACCAGGTTGCCGTTCTCTACTTTGTATCGGATGTTGCCAATCTTGAAAGCCGGGATTTCTGTCAAGCGCTCACGGTGAGCTTCAAAGAAAGCCTGACGGTCGTTGAGCAGCCAAAAATCGCGGATCTTCGCGTCAGAGAGTGCCGTGATTTTATGGATGTCGAGCCACGTTCCTTTGCCGTCGTGCGTGTGCATGGTGTGGTCGATGTCTTCCATGAGCTCGGCTTCCCGACCTTTGAGGGCGCCGACGAGCAAATCATCTACACCCTTAAGTACATGACAAAAATTTGAACACATCGAATTTCGGCTTGTAAAGCGGTCTTAGAAGAACGTTTGCGATTTCTTCCAGACCATACTTGATTAGTGATTTGGCTCTCTTGCCGTGTTTCAATATTCTGATAGCTTT